GACGGACAATGTGTATCACAAGTATTATGATGATGTGCTGATACTGTTAAAGACTGGACTTCGTATCTCGGAACTGTGCGGACTGACAGTAGCCGATATTGATTTCAAGAATGAAGTTGTGATTATCGACCACCAGTTATTAAAGAGCAAGGAACAGGGCTACTATATTGAAACGCCTAAGACAAAGAGCGGAACAAGGCAAGTGCCATTAAGCAAGGAAACGATACAAGCATTTCAACGGGTTATGAAGAAACGCCCAAAGGCAGAACCATTTGTGATAGACGGACGGAGCAACTTTCTATTTGTCAATCATAAGGGCAAGCCCAAAGTTGCGATTGATTACAACGCCTTATTTGTCCGTATGGTAAAGAAATACAACAAGCACCATAAGGATAACCCCTTGCCACATATCACACCGCATACGCTACGTCATACGTTCTGCACAAGGCTGGCAAGCAAGAACATGAACCCGAAAGATTTACAGTATATCATGGGGCATTCAAATATCAGTATCACAATGAACTGGTATGCTCATGCGTCCATAGATACTGCAAAATCAGAGGTTCAGCGTCTAATTGCATAAAAAGTATTTACCACGATTTTAACCACGCTTGATAGCGAAAATATAAGAAGATAGACCTAGATATGTGAGGTTTACCACAAAAGCAAAATGCCCGTAGAGCCGATAAAATAAGGCTTTGCGGACATTTAAGAAGATATAAAAAGATAGTCAAAAAGACATATATAATTTAATTAAATTTAATGTATAAAAATGGTGAAACCAAATGACTGACTCCATCTGATTTCACCATTTCCTCTTAAAACTCGTTACTGTTCACACGATGTGCGACCAGCAACGCATCTCGCCATTTTAAATCGCCTTTGGCGATGGGGCGAGATGCATTCAAGCCAAAACATGCATCCTCCGTGTCAATCAGCGAAGTGATTGACACGGGAGTGAACAGTAACTATCTGCATCCCTCTCTACAAATAGTTATATACATTTCCATGTTGTTTTCCCTTTTCAATGAGCCTATCACTTTCGTAATTGTTACAAAAAAGTTAAATAACTCATTCGTTAGTGTAACACAGATAGGCGAAATAGGGAAGTAAAAAATGCATTTTCTTAATCACTTTCCCATCACTACAGTGGCCAGTCCGGGAACCTTCCGTTCACGATTGCATGCATGATCCTGTCCTTCGCCCCTGGCGTCTCCCTGTTGATCTGCTCCATCAACTGTTTTGCATACGCTCTTTTTGTTGAACCATCTACCGGGCACGTATTCTTAACCACACGGATTCCCTGGTCTGCAACAAAGTGCGCTACACCTCGCTCCGGAACATACATCATCGGACGGATCACCGTCACTCCCGCTTCCGGCAATTTTGTCACCGGTGGAAACGCATAGAACCGGCCTTCATAGATCAATGACATCAATGCTGTCTCTATAAAATCATCCTTATTATGTGCATATGCCATCTTATTGATTCCAAGCTCTCCCAGCCGTTGATACATCGCACCCTTCCGAAGCTTTGCACACAAAGAACACGGTCTTATATCCTTATTCTCCTGAAATACGATCCGGGCAATCTCTGTATCAACCTGCTCATAAGGAATCTCCAGGTGCTTACAAAACTCTGCTACGCCCGTAAAATCCATCCCTTCAAATCCTACATTGCAGGTAATCGCAGATAATTCGAACCTCTTCGGGTAAAATCCCTGCAGCAGCTTCATCGCATAAAGCAGAGTCAGGGAATCCTTGCCGCCGGAAACACCTACCGCGATCCTGTCTCCGTCTTCTATCATGTTGTAATCTTGTATCGCCTGACGGATCAGACTTAATAATTTCTGTTGTTTCATACTTCCTTCATTTTTTCTTTCACTTTATCCGGTACATCAATCAGTCCAAATCGATAAAACATTCCATAAATGTAGGTGACGCCCCTGATATCTCCAAGAGCCTTTGGCCTTTCAACTATTTCTCCTGTCTGCTTTATATTATGAAATGCCAGCCTCACCGAACTCCAGGCCAGACTTTTACTTTTTTCCCTGCGGTCAATCCAAAGTTCTTTTGTATATTCACCATTTCTTCCTTTTCGCACTTCATAGGTGAACGACAAACCGGAATATGTTTTAAACGTTATGTTTTGATAACTGAGGATCATATCCCATAAATGCTCCTCACTTAATTTTTCCTGCTGTTTCCTCATTAGATCATAATATCACTTTTCCATAATACTTTACAACAATTTTGCGAAATTCAGGTTGCGGATTTTGTAAGCACCTCTTATACTTTATTATTATGTATGATACAAGGGTCAAAAGGTCATGCGTTTCTTGCTTGCATGAAAAAGCATGACTTATTGACCCGCAAAACACCGAAAAGTAGCCATTTTTCGTAGAAAAATGAGCGGATTTGAGGTGTTTTAGGATTGCGAGAGCATGAAATGCGAAGCAATCCGTGTATCATAGGGGTCAAAATACCTTTTGACCCCAACATCTTATGTATGAATGTGGAGGGATGAAAGCATGAAGATACTTCTGATCAATGGGAGTCCTAAAGGTAAAAGAAGTAATTCATTAAAGCTTGCATACAGTTTTATTGAAGGATTTAAAAATGGATGTACGGATGATGAAGAAAGCATCTCCATCGATGAACTCCATGTAGCTTCAATGAATATAGCTGCGTGTAAAGGATGCTTTGCGTGCTGGCAGAAAACGCCTGGCATATGCTGTATCAAGGATGATATGCAAAAGGTTATTGAAAAACTGATTGATGCTGATCTTATTCTGTGGTCTTTTCCACTGTACTATTTTAATGTCCCAGGTATCTTAAAGAATTTGATCGACCGTCAGCTTCCTATGAGCCTTCCTTTTATGAGTTCAAAACAGAACGGATACGGAAGCGGAAGTCATGACTGTGGTCAAAAAAACAGAGAAAACGCCTCAAAATACAATTGAACAGAAAAAGCCTTCCATGACGACAATGCTGATACCATGGATTACGTTCTGGATCGCTGTTTCTATTCATCCGAAAGTCGGAGCTATGATAACGCTACTTGTGGTCGCAACAGTACCGTTTATTATGAGAAAACATAAATTTGTCATCTGGGATCAGCTCTCTATGGCAGCTGTTGCTATACTTTCTGCAGCGGCAAATATAACCGGAAACGGAGTTCTTCCAACAAACATCGGATATCTTGTATTTGGACTCTTCTGGCTGCTTTCATGCCTGACAAAAGAACCTTTATGCGCTGCATATGTAAAATATAATTATGGGGGTGAAAATGCGCATCAGAACCCTCTCTTTATGAAGACAAATTATATTCTTGCCGCGGCATGGGGCACACTATATGTACTGACAGCAATCTGGACCTTTCTATTTAAGAAAGCCGGGTTTGGAAATGTACTTATTCTTGTGAATAATCTGATTCCTATATTGATGGGGCTTTTCACAGCATGGTTTGAAAAATGGTATCCTGCACGGATGGCAAGAGGCAAGAGAAAATAATAATTCTCTTGCCTCTTATGATTCTTTACTACCGCTTTCAATATGTCTTCTGTACGCCCAATCTTTGACAATTCTAAGATAACATCTCCATGTTTAAATATACAACTCTTTCAACAATTCTTCCTTACTGAAACTTCCACTTCCCATTTCTTCTCCGCTAATAATCTGGTCAGCAAGAGCCATTTTCTTTTCCTGCAATTTTACAATATTCTCTTCTATTGTTCCCTTGGCAATTAATTTGTAAACGGTTACTATATTCTCCTGTGATCATATAAGATCTGTAGCCGCAGCCATTATTCCGTATGCCTTCCACCACCTCTAATTCGCCGGAAAAATAGCAACAGGGTGGAGTATAATGTCCATTTTTCGTCTTATGTAGGTACATTTTCGATTTTTCCGTTCATTTTTAGGCAAAAAGGAAAGAGCCACCGACCATCAGATCAGTAGCTCCAAGAGATTCATTTTTCTATTTAATTTTCAAAAAACTCACTTTTTCGTTTACAAGTGATTTTATTTACTTTTCCGACTTCATAAGTGATTATGTTCACTTATTCCGTTTTATATAATTATCATTGGGTGACAAAAAAACTCACTTATTTTCTCTTTTCTTATAAGTGATTATAATCACTTTTTTATTGAGATAAGTGAGAAAAATCACTTATTTTACTGCCCCGGCGTTTCCTATCCTGCTGGCTGCGTTTCCTTAGCAAGCTGGATTCTAACCAAGCTGGCAGCTTAATTCCAGGCTCTCTGCCGCCTTGCCCACATGCCCCTCAGACAGCCCCTCTGTTGGCTTTTACTGCCGAACTGGGATTGTTTTGCGATGGGCTGGCTTCTGCCCGACGTGGGGCAACTGTGGGGCTTACAGCCGCGTCCAGTATTTTTCCGTTTTCTATCGGAATCGCATCCGAAACAGGAAAACTCACAAGGTTCTGTTCGGAGAATGATCTTCCAACCAGCCTGTATGACCTTTTCATGCTCCAATGTGCATCTCGATAAATCATTCTTGAAAAAGCCACACATTTAATCTCACAACTGTTTGTTTCATTCAGCTTTGTCACCCGATGCGCCCCGGCATCTTCTGCCTTACACGCCTGTACTGCAATCTGCCCCATCTTCCGGTTGTACAAAAATCGGTAATGTGTCGGCCATCCAAGTGCCTCCAGCGTACTGCGGAAGATGGTGATTCGTCCTTCCTCCGCATTGAATGTCACTCCCAGCATCCCGGAGTACCATTTCTGTTCTTTTTCCTGCAATCTTCTCACCTCCAAAAAAGGGCGCACTTCCCCCTTGGTACTGTAAAATCATTTTTAATCAAGCCCGGTATCGGGGACTGTCCTTCCTGTCAAAACTCCCATTGATACATAGCCATCCATCTGCCGGACTTCGGATTCTCTTAGATGTTCTTCTACAGGCACACCAAAAGTACCTGCAATATCATCCGGGTAAAATCCCTTCCGAGTATTCACAGGCTTAGTCTCCTGATCAGCTGGCTGTTCTGCCACTGTTCCTTTCTTTCGCTTCTGCCCATCATGGAAAATCTCTGGCACAAGCAGGTCAAAAACATACAGAGTTTCCCCCTCAAAGGTAATCCTGTACCCCAGCACCTTATATCTGCACTCACTATCCCAATCCATTTCTTTATAGACCAGTTCCGCAAAGGGCTTGCAGCTCATCTTCCTGCTCTTACGCTTATCCGGCTTTGCAATGCACCAGCGCAGAGCATCCTTGTCATTTTCATCGCACCCACGCACAACAATACGCTTCAAATCGTTATTGAACATGACGTGTACATAAACCACATCCTCCAGACCTGTGATGCAGGCTGTGTTGAATGTGATACTATCCTTACGGATTACGATTGCAGGATCACGAAGATGTGCAAACAACTCCTTTCGCACAACTTGATATCCATCATACGAAAAGGTACTCTGTAATTCCTCCGCTCGTGCATCTCTTTCATTTTCTGCCAGCTCCGTTGATGGGGCAATGCTTGTGTGTTCCTCATTCATTCGTGTCGGTCCATCCTTCCATTATTTCTTCCGCCTCATGGAGCAATGCATTCAGACCATCTGCGGTAAATGTATTCATTTCTTTAATTTCTGCTGCCGGCCGGAGTACATCCCAGTTTCCTGCATAATGCTCCTGCTGCAAAATGCCAACCTGTGCAATACTTGTGATTGGCTGTCCAAAAGTTCCCGCCCATTCAGGTGGAAAAATGTAAATCGTCTGTTTGACCGTTTTTCCCTCGGCTTCCTCTTCTTTCGGTGGCAGAACGATTTCCTCTATTTTGATCATCTCCGGTTCATCCAGTTCAAAAAGCATCAGCTTATTGTCCCCTTGTTCCACAAACTGCCCCCGGAAACGATACTTCAAGCCCTCTTCCCATTCCATAATGTCGAAAAGTGTCTTAGCCAGGCCACGGCAGCCAAGTGTGCTTGCACACCAGCGGCCCTCTTTCAGCCTTCCCCAGTGAATAGCATTCGGATTGCCCTTTTCGCATGGCCGAATCGCAACACAGCGGTCAACCGAGTTCAGAAGCAGTTCCACATACTCCACATCTTCAAACTTTTTCAGACAGGAAGTATTGAACCGCAGCTTACCATTGGAGATTGTCATTGCCGGGTTCTGTAGTGTAGAAAAATACTGAGCCCGTACCACCTCATATCCCGATAGATTCAGTCGGTTCATGACCTCTGCGTTATTCTCTTGCTCTTCCTGCATTACACTTTCAGAAGCCTCCCGGTATTCCTCTGCCGAGAAACCAGTCCAGTCTTTATCAAAAGGCACATATCCTCGAAGAATACCATCATCCACCACACTCAGAACTGGCAACGGCCTATTTTTTCTTGTATAGTTGCGGGATGCCCTCAGATGATTGGCTGCATTATAAACCTCTCTGGACACAATCGCCTCATGGTGGTCCCTCTGTCGATACTGCGTCCGGTCATTGTTATTTTTCTTTGACTTATGTGTAAGAAAGTTCGGCGTGAAAGTCTTTCTTGCCAGCACATCCCCACAGTGGCGTTCATTTGCAATGACGCCGGCTATCGTACCCGGATTCCATTCGGTATTTCCCAGCTTGGTTTTACGTCCATACTCGGTCAGAAGCTCTGCAATCTCGGTAAAAGAAAAGCCATTCAGATACAGGTAATAAATGACCCTAACCGTCTGTGCCTCACTTTCATTTACCACAAGATTTCCATCCTCGTCCTGATTATATCCCAACAATGCCGGCGTCAAAAACAGACCTCGACTGAACCGCCGGTCAATAGACCAGTTCATAATAATCGACTTGGAATGAGATTCCTCTTCAGCCACAGATGCCAGAATGGTCAGGATCATACGGCCATTGCTGTCCAGTGTATAAATATTGTCGGCCTCAAATTTCACACCCACGGGCGGGTCAAGATTTTTCAGCGTTTCAATGACCGAAAGGCAATCCACAATGTTTCGGGCAAAACGGGCGATGGACTTTGTAAGGACCAAGTCTATCTTTCCTGCCTTACAGTCTTCAATCAACTGCTGCATTCCTTTGCGGTGCTCCAGCGAAGTTCCGCTGATGCCCTCATCATCGTAAATTCCAACGAACTCCCATCCCGGCTGTGCCTTTATGTACTCAGTATAGTAATTTTTCTGAAGTTCATAGGATGAAGTCTGCTCGTCATTGTCAGTGGAAACACGGACATAAGCCGCAACACGCCGAATAGAGGTACTTTCTCCAAGCCCCTCCACTGCCTTTGCCGGGATGACCTCCAATTCAGAAGCATCCACGCCCTTATATCTGTCTCTGATTTTCTGCTTGCGGTCTACCGACTCTGTTCCACTGTTTCCCATGTACTTCCTCTCATTCTTCCGACTTTATGCTCCAAAACCACTGGCGCATCTTCCGATAACTTCGGATGCCGAGTTCTTTTTTCGTATTTTCTGCTGTCCTGCGACTGATGCCTTCATCACTCATTCGCATATAGATTTCTCTTGCTCTCATATCGCCTTCGGAAAGCAGCTTTTTTATCAGGTATGCGGCTTTCTCAGACTTTGATTCAAACTTCGGAGGCTCTGACTCTGCTTCCGGGTCAGTTGGGATCTTGCACTCCAGCCATCGAAAACCCTCCTCGGCCGTTATTGAGAAACGAATCTCTCCATCAGATGGAGCCAGATTGTTTTTGATCTGTCGTACAATGCGAATGTCTTTGTTTCCCGGATCATGCTCCATCTGCAGAACGCTTCTGGCTGCTGCCACAACATCCACACTACCAATGCTCCGGTACAGATCTTTTGTCCCCTCTTTCTTGTTGAGGTGACCAATCAATACAACTGCACAGTCATACGCAGATGCCCACATTCCAAGACGCTGCATCAGCTTTCTCGCCCTGCCTGCAATCTGAAGGTCAGAATCACTTCCCAGATATGCCTGTATCGGGTCAATGACCACCAACTTTGGACGAAATTGTATAATCGCCTTTCTGATACGTTCATCATCCAGCGTCAAGCCACTATTCATTTCTTCATTTATAAAAGCCACATTCCTGCAATCTGCTCCACACGTTTCCAATCTCGGCTTGATGGTGTCTGAAGCATCATCTTCCGAACACTGGTAAATAACTTTCTGGGGCATTCCAATAGACTTTCCATCCGGCATAGTTCCACCCTTTGATAATTCTGCAATCAGATTCATCATCATGGTAGACTTTCCGTCGCCGGGGTCGCCTTGCAGCAATGTGATCTTCCCGACTGCAATGAACGGATACCACAGCCAGCGAACAGCTGTTGCTTCTACATCACTATATAATGTGAAAATTCCTGTTTCCTCTTTGCCTGTCATTCCCTTTACCTTTCATTTGCAGTCTTTTCCTACATTTATATTATAAGAGCTGCATGACATTTTGACTGCTACCTATCATGTAGCACGTTCCATGTTTTGCTACATAGTAGGTAGCAAAATGGCCTTAGACCACACAGCAGATAGGGGTGTGGCATTTTGCGGTCTTAAAAATCTCTCATATTCAGTTGCTATGTATTTTTCTCTGCGGGATAATCGTACCAGCCTTATGCGGGAAAACATAAGGAGGAACACATGGCTATTGACTATGAAGCCTTGGGCAAGCGTATTTCAAATGCCCGCAAACAAATTGGTATCACACAGGAGGCGCTCGGTGAACAACTTAACATGACCCGTAAACACATCAGTGTTATCGAAACTGCTATCAACCGTCCCAGCCTGGATACCCTGGTTGATATCGCAAATGCACTGAATGTATCTGCAGATGACCTTCTCGTAGACAGTCTGACGCACTCGGCATCTACTGCAGATTCTGAGATTCACCGTCTGCTTTTGGACTGCAATACAACGGAACAGGAAATTCTTACCCGCACCGTAAAGGAACTGAAAGCAATTTTATATGGTTTAGGAATCTGATTTTATAACTCATTGACCACATAACAAAAGGCCCGCATAAGCCACAGCTGCACTTCGGCTCACTCCGGGGTGCTGTCTGTGGTTCATGCGGGCAGGGGTAAAAAAGAAGCCCGCCAGCGTTCCATGTAGGATTCTACACAGTTCGCCAGCGGGCAGTCATTTACTTACTTTTTCGGCTTAAACTTTGCGCTATAAGCATTTACTGCTGCATCGTGGATAAGCCATCCAAATTTTCTCAAAAAGTCCAATCGCTCTTCATCAGTCATCCATTTTGCAAGTGTATGAAGAACTCCCTCGTATCGTTCATTTTCTTTTCCGTTAAAAAACTTACCTCCGGGTCCCTGCTTAAATCTGACAGGAATCCCATTTTTAATTATCGTCCAGACAGTTGAACCACCATCTGTCTGAAACATGTCCCCAACCATGCCGTCCAGTTCTCCGGCATCCATTCTTTTCAGCAGTTCTCTTTCCTCACTCGTCATCTTCATCACCCCCACAATCCTCTACTTTTATATCTTCCGAATCATACGCTCCCATTGGGTATTCCCGAATCCAGCCTTCGATTTTTAATGTGTGGCCACATTCTGGACATTCATAGCAATCTTCAGAATTAAAGCTGTACACAAGATCCGGTCCCATACCATTTTCTTTTTCGTAAGAGCTTTCATCATACATGAAGTCCTCAAGGTCAACATTTTCTTCATGACCGCAATGAGGGCATTTGACTGCTCTTTCCAGAGAAACCGGCCGATATCCATACATATCCTCGATATCGATAAATTCTTCGCCTGCCGCTTCTTTTTCGCTTATGATGTCCCAATAATGCTGCGTCTGGAAAGTTTCAAATTCTGCGCTGTCATCCAGAAGGTTATCCAGCATTTTTAAGGCATTCCTCTTTCGTTCAAGTTCATCATTGATATACTGCTTCCGTTCACGGATTGCCTGTTCAAGATCAATTTCTCCTGCTTGAAGTTTTTTTATATCTCCACAGGTTAAGCCAGATTTTGTAAGGACAACAATCCTCTGCAGATTTTTGAAATCTGCTTCTGTATAATCCGTTGCCTTGTTTCCCACCGGCGGATGTTCTGGTTTGAAGATACCCTCACGCTTAAAGAGTTTTATGCGCTCTGCATCAATGCCTAATTTTTCTTGTATTTCTTTTGGTCTCATAACATTCGACCTCCTTTCTGAAACCGAGTATAGCACATAGGGACTTTGTCCCCGTCAAGCCCTAAATATCATTTTTTCTAGTTTTAAGGATACTCGATTCCAGTTTTATTTCAAGGCTTTTCTAAATGATTTGTATATTTCAGGCTTCGATATGCATCTCCAAGGAAACCCACAAACTCTGGACTCATATTCTCCACGATGCTCTCTCCTACTACATTCTGCAAGACGGCAATGCTGGCTCCGGCCAGATCATCTTTCCGATTTTCCAGTTCTCGTATCGAATCCGCCACGGCCTCATCGATGAACGCAGCGAACTTTGCCCCGTCAATATGGCTTTGCACTGGCATCGGTGCGCCGCCTTCACCGAACAGCTGTATCACCTTCGGCTCAATGATGTTCTCCACCTTTTTCAATGCTTCCTGCTCCGGAAGCCGCCTCAGATACCCGTTCATGACACTTGCCACAACAATCTCCATCGGAGTCGTTCCATAATCCTCAACGGACAGCCATGCTAACTTCTTCATATCAATCACTCCTGCTATGTGTATTTCTGTATCCTCACCATATATCAAAACTCTGCACATAGCAATATGTACGATAAAAAATCCGTACAAAGCAAAAAAGGGCCCTGCCGGTATGCATTTCCACACATCGACAGGGCATTCTTTCCTTTATACAGCCTGCTCTCGTTTTGCTTTACTTCTCAGATATCTTCGGTACTGAACTGTGTTGTCATATACCCGGTACGGGGCATCAACCAGAGTCACCAGCCCGTCAAGACTGCATTTCTTAAATCCCAGAAAACTGGTCAGTGTCCTCTGATTTCCACAGGTGGGCAGCGTTACACCAAAATTCGTTTCATAAAGTACGATGTCGCCTTTCACCGTTCCCTTTTTCATAAAAGCGCAGTAGATACCTTTTTCAAAATGGAGCAGGTCCGGTGCTTCCGCGATCCTCTCCGGCGTCATCTTCAATCGTCCTCTGTTCAAACTGGCGACCGCACCATCAACCGGCTTTCCATCCACATCCCGAAACAGGCTGCCCTGCACATCCAGCCCGTTCACCTTCAGCGGCATACCGGCGGCATTCTGTTCCGGCAGTTCTTTCAGGCAGGCAATGAAAAGGTCAAAATTCTTCTTCATAACCGTAAGGGCTCCCTGTTCCTGGCTCAGCGTTTCTTTTTCCTTTCGGAAACTCTCAATTCGCTGCCGGATATCCTTTGCCAGACTTGCATAGGCTTCGATTTCAGACCCTTCTTCATAGTCAGCATGGTAGAAGCTCGTACCAATATCATTTCCCGTCAGCCCATTTCGGATATCACTGTCAATCTCGTCCAATGTAATGTTACCCTCCGCCAGTGATTCATTCAGTTCCAGATTCTGCTCTAGCACCGCATCCCGCATGGCCGTAACCTGACGGCCGATCGTCTCCTGCAGTTTTTCTTCCAGTTCCTTGATCTGGGCATCCAGCGTTTCCAGTCTTTCCACCGATACGCTGTTTCCTTTCATCTGCTGATACATCTGTTCACAGGCTTTATGAAAAAGTGTGCTGATTTCCGAAGCTTCATGATTTTTCTCATAATCCCGTTTCAGACGGTACAGCATTTCCATAAAGCTCTGTTCCAAGGCACATTCATGGATGCTTTCCGAAGGGCATCTTTCATTGGCTGCTTTTCTCTCGGCATCCGACAATCTCCCGTGTTTTTCCCTGCAGTACAGCTTCTGGTCCGGTGTGCCATTCTGTCTGGGCTTTTCGCCCTCACGCTTTCCCATCTTCTGTTTGCACCGCCACACGGGATAAGCATATGCGTATTTTTCAAGGTAGATATCCGTATCGCCACCAGTTGCTGCAAGGCTTCGGTCATCCGTGTACCCGGTTGCCACACCTGTATAGGTCACACGGAAGAATCCCTCACCGCATTCTTTTCCGGCTCTTTCTCCATGTTCAAGAACCGCACCGCAAACCAGATTTCCAAATGGCGAGCCGGTGTATCCTCTCTTCTTCTTTTGAGCCGGTACCGAATCTCCAACCTTGCTGGGCTTTTCATAAAGCATCGTCTGAGCCTTGTCCCATGTACTGCGGTCAATGATGCCAACATGATGGTTTTCTACATAATAGCGAGGTGCCTCACCTTTGTTGATTGTGGACCGATGGGTCAGGAAATCCTTTGTGATGGTCTTCTGCATCTCAATGTCACCCACATATTTTTCATTCCGAAGAACTGTGAGCACAGAACTTGCCGACCAGTTCTTTTTGTTCACCGTCTTTCTGCCAAGTTCATTCAGCTCCTTTGCAATACGGTTTGCCGTCTGTCCACATACATACCGTTCAAAAATATAACGAACCGTTTTTGCCTGCTCCGGATTGATCACCCACTCGCCGTTGGCGCCTTTGTCATATCCCAGCATCCGATTAAGATCCACCTTGGGCTTTCCAGCCTGAAAATTTTTCTGGATCGACCAGCGGATATTGTCCGAAATGGACCGGCTCTCATCCTGCGCCAGTGCGGAAAGAATAGTCAAAATCAATTCACCGGTCGCATCCAGCGTGTCGATATTCTCTTTTTCAAAGTAAACACCAACCGGCGGATTCTGCTGCCGAAGCTGGCGGACACAATTCAAGGTGTCCACCGTGTTTCGGGCAAATCGTGAAATCGACTTGGTCACGATATAATCCAGCTTTCCATCCAGGGCGTCTGCCATCATGCGGTTAAAATCCTCACGGTGTTCCCTGCTGGTTCCTGATTTTGCCTCATCTGCATAAATGCCTGCAAATCTCCATCCGGGTTTGTTCGTGATCAGATTTGTGTAGAATGCTTTCTGCGTGGTATAGGAAGTCTGCTGGCTTTCATCCCCTGTAGAGACTCGGCAGTATGCCGCCACACGGATATTGCTCTGCACCTTCAGCTGACCACCATTATGCACCGACCGCTTTGTAGCCGGTATCACTTCTACTTTTTTCTGTGTCATATGCTCTCCTCCGTTTCCTTCATATCTTTTTTCCGTTCCGACGCTTTCTATACTCTACCTGAACCGGTTCTCCAAGGATCTCTGCTTCATTTTCCGCAAACTTTGGTTTTCCATCTTTGCCGTATACCCGATAATCCTTGAAGTCCTTTATAGTCCTTCTGGCTCCGAAAGCAGTAAATTCCATTCCGTAAATGGTCAGGTAATGGATCACATCTCCGTTCACTCTGCCAGATTCAATATTTACGGCATACATTTCCCGGCTGAAGGTTAGCATATCTGGTGTACTCAAGAACACACCCGATTCCGTCCACTGCGGTTCTTTATCATCCAGACCATGCACCACCAGCTTCTGTCCATAGCGGTTTTGCTCCGGCAGGGCCAGCAGTTCCTCCAGGAAATATTCGTACCTCTTTTTCAGGATGATACCGCCTTCACTGCTTTCTTCCAAAATGTGTAGTTCGTTTTCCAGTTCTTCTTTCCGCTTCAGAATATCCTTCAGCAGTTCATTGTACATTGCCTCGGCACTTCCGGCCGCAGGTGTGTAAACACTATCCACACGCTGTTGATCCATCCCTTCCATGATATTATCCATCTGGATGCTCCCATCCCGAATGGATTCCTGTAAGCTCTCCTGCAGGTAAACCCTTTCTCTCTCGGCCATCTGCTTCTGTGCTTCCATCTGCTTTTTCATAAGGCGTTTACATTCCTGTTCCAGTTTCTGAAGCAGTTCCCTGAGTTCCAAAATCCGTCCTGAATGGTCTTCCGGCTCCCTCTGGCATTCACGGTATTTGACCGCCAGCTCCGACTGCTCTTTGTTTTCCTCGTAATCCCGTTTCAACCGGTAAAGCATCTCCATAAAGCCTTGTTCAATAGCGACCTCATAAAGCTCCTCTGTGCAGTCTTTATCCGAACAGCGCATCTTCCCAACACCATAAATCGCAAGTCCCTGCCGTTCCTTCGTATCTTCAATGGACTCTGCATCCACCCAGTATGCAGCAATCTTTCTCCTCTTGTGGATCAGTGTCTTTCCACACGCTGGACACGAAAGGTTTACATAGCAGATATTGAGAGGATCACGGCTTAGTAGCGGCGGCCTCCGTTTCATTTCACTTTGCACAATCAACCAAGTTGCCCGATCGATGATCGGTGCGTGGTGGTCCCTGATGTAGTACTTTGGAAGCTGCCCTCTATTCGGAACTGCCTTATGGGAAAGAAAATTGCTGGTCACATATTTCTGCATTTCCAAATCGCCCACATACTTCTCATTTAGGATCACATTCGAGAAGCTGCTGGGGTTCCAGTCCGTGCCAGATACCGTTTTCCAGCCTCGCTCGTTCATTTCTTTAATGATAGTTGCACGGCCGGCTCCGCAGGCATATCTCCGAAAAAGGTAACGCACCGGTTCCGCCTGTTCTTCATTGATGATCCATTCTCCGTTTTCCCCTTTGTCATATCCGATCATCCGGCTTAGATGGACCATCGGCTTCCCTTCCTGGAACCGCTTCTGATAAGACCAGTGGATGTTATCCGAAATAGAATGGCTTTCTTCCTGGGCAAGTGCGGAGTAAATGGTCAGGATCACCTCACTGGTGGAATCCAGAGTGTTGATGTTTTCCTTTTCAAAAAAGATGCCCACAGGAGGTGTCAGCTGTTTCAGCTGTCTTGCGCAGTCGAGGGTGTCCACGGTATTCCTTGCGAATCTCGATATGGATTTTGTGACAATTAAATCGATCTTTCCATGTCTCGCATCCTCCAGCATCTGGTTGAATTCATCCCTGTGCAGACGGCTTGTTCCGGTGATTCCCTCGTCCGCATAAATTCCTGCGAATGTCCAGCCCGGATGCCGCTGTATCATATCCGTGTAGAACGCCTTCTGGGTCCGGTAGGACGTTTTCTGTTCAGCTGAATCTGTGGACACTCTGCAATAAGCTGCCACCCTTAATCCCTTCGGCTTTTCCTGGGCAGCCTTTTGAGCCGCCGCTTCCTTTATTAATCGTAAAACTTCTGACATTTTTTCTCACCCCTTCACATATTTTTCCGATAGCAGTTATCCCGCATGGCCTGCCCGTCAAAATAGGATGCCGTATACCGGTAATCTTCTATATTACTGTACATGACAACCTCTGTCCTTGTATCATCATACCAGTGAACCGTATAGTTCAACGGGGAATGGACCGTAATAGAAAGGACAAATGCCTTGCAGTAATCTGAGGTCACTCCATTCAAAAACTGCACCACGCCATCCCTTCCTTTCGGAAGTTCCTTCATCCATTCAATTGCCCGTTCTCTTCTCTCGTGGTCATTCTCCAAATCTTCCCAGTACCCTTCCAGATACTCCAACCGTTCTTCCAGATGCTTTTTCTCATCCATATCCCGGTCAAGTTTTTCTTTCAGCCGTCTGATTTTCTCAGCATTGCTCTGAATGACTGCCTCGTCGATGCTCTCATCTCCCAGCAGCTCGCGTCTGGTCTGCATTACATCATTCTGGCTTTCCAGAAGGCGCAGTTTTTTCCCGCTGCTTTCCATTCCAATCTGAAGGGTGGCAATCTGCCGTTTGTAAAAAGCACGGTCCCGTTCCATAAAGTCGGTATGCTGGATGTTTTCCAGCCTTTTGATCATCTGTGGAACAAAGTCATCAGCTTCCTTTGTAAAGCCTTCAAACTGCTCTCCGTAACGGCCGCTCATGATGTCCGCCACTTCCACATTATCGTGGATGGGCTGTGCGCTCAGCCGGAACCGTTCAATGATTGCTTTACGGAAAGCCCTCACAATCTGCTCTTCATAAACTCTCTCGGTGTGGCAGATTCTCTTTCCATTGTAGATTTCCGCTGTTGGACAAAACCAGACCGGATAGTGCTTGGAATTTCTCACACGGAAAAACCTGCCGCATTCCCCACACAAAATCCTTCCTGAGAATGGCTTTGATCCTTTCTTTACTCCCTTCTCTTTTTGGGCGGCATTGGCTCTGCGGATTTCCTGAACAGTTTCAAACAGTTCTTCGTCAATGATCGCCGGATGGTGGTTCTTCACCAAATACTGCGGAAGTTCTCCATTATTCCGCTGGATGTTATGGTTCAGAAAGTCCACGGTGTATTTTTTCTGGATCAGGACAGCTCCTGTATATCGTTCCCTTTGTATCATCTGAGAAATAATCCTTCCAGTCCATCCTTCTTCCAGATCACTGTTCAGCTGTCCTTTCTTTGAGTTCTTTTTTCTGGCTTTGACCGCCACGGTCTCAGGAGCTGGAATCCGGTCATAATTCAAACCTCTGGCAACATCTGTATAGGCAGTACCCTCTGCCACCTCCTGAAAAATCCGGCGCACGATTTTTGCTTCTTCTTCCACAATTTCGATATCCCTATACTGATATCCACTTTCTGTCGTGACCATCTTTCCATTGTAGCGATACCCATATATGACCATGTTCTTTACCTCACCTCTCGGATAGCGCATCTTATTTCCAAGATTGATGTTTCTGGAAATACTCCGGCTTTCTTCCTGGGCAATCGCCGCAAGTGTCGTAAGAATGAAATCACTGGTCGGATCAGCTGTGTCCAGATTTTCTTTCTCAAAAAGGATCGTCACATTGTTGTCATGCAAAATATTAAGGGCGGTCATAAAATCCGCCGTATTTCTGGAGAAACGGGAAATCGACTTGCATACAATACGGTCTATTTTCCCTTCCCTGCAGTGTCGCAGAAGTCTTTTGAATCCAACACGCTTATCCTTGACCGTTCCTGAAATTCCATAATCGGAGTAAACCCCGATTGGATTCCAGTCTGGATTGTTTTCGATCAGCTGATGGAAATACCGTTCCTGCGTTTCGTAGGAATTTTCCTGGTCACTGGAATCAGTGGAAACTCGAATGTAAGCGGCTACATTCAGATGCCCTTCCTTTTCCTTTGTCCTGCGAAAAGAAGCTGTGGAAATAAATCCATTTTCTTCTTTCATTGCTTCTGCCTGTGGCTGGAAGACCGCCTCGAACTCGCTTCTCAACCCACCGACCCGTTCCATAACAGGAACTGCCTGCTGCATTTTCTCCTTTGCAGCCAGCGCCTTCTGGATCAGGGAAGCAATTCCGGCATCTCCGTTTTCCTTGGATTCGGATAACGGCAACTTTGTCTTTTTCTCTTTTTGTTGGGTAGACATCTCTTGGCGCACAACGCTTTCCTGCAAAAAAGAAGATGCAGCCGCCTTCTTATCAGATAGGTCAGCTGCACCACTTTTTTCCTTCACCGCTTCATGGGATTTCTTTTCCTGCACAGGCATCTGAGTCACAGATGTGGTTTCCGGCAGAACAGATTCGCCCTGTCCGGTCGCTGCCATCAACATCTTTGAAAGCTCGGCTGCTGAAGCATTCGGGCGGCTTTTCTGTTTCTGCTGTACGGTACTTTTGACCGTTGCGCTCTGCAGTTTCTGCAAAAAATCATTTGCTGTACTCATCTTGTTCTCTCCTTTCCGCCCATCTGCTTTTCTCTTCGGGCAGTCACATATTCCCTCTACTGCGTGATATTATCAAGTAAATTCGGTGCAGAAAGACGGAGAATAATCCACCCGATTATTGTCCTATCTGCACCATCCAATATGTAAAGGCCCTGCCTGAAAAGACAGAGCCGCATCTTTTACAGTTTCTTGGCAAAATCAAGGCTGATCCAGCCGTCACGCTTGTCGGCATAGGCTTTCAGCAGGCCCCAACGGGTCGCGCCCTCGCCGTCTGCTTCCTCAACAATCGTGAATACACCCTTTCCGGTGTACTTTCCAGTCTTTGCATGGTTTGTACCAGGACCCTTACGGATATTAAGGTCACTGATTGAAACCCGTACCGCATACGGGCAGTTTACCTTAACTTCCGGGTAGACTGCCTTGCCCGCCGGGTCATACACGAAATATCCCGGATTGGCATCCGCACACTGCTTTGCGTAAGCCAGGTCATGGAAAGCACCCTTCTGAGACGCCGCATTCTGCCAGCTTTTGCGGACACGGTACCAGCCGGAGATAACCGTACCCTCAGAAGCCTTTGCCACATCATACTGCGTAAGGTTCCAACGCTCGATGATACTGCAAAGGTTCTGTACATAGGTGTGGCTGGTCGCATAACCACCATCTTTAATCAGCTGTACCGCTTTCTTGTAATCCGTGCAGCCGGCCAGACCTTCATAGCGTTTCTTACTGCCATTCATCGCACCGAGCAGATAAGCCGCATGGTCGGCAATGGAATCCTCCACACAAGCATACTTGCGGAAGTCAGCAGTGATCGTGACCATCGAGCCATCGTCATTCTGCTCCTGTGTTTTCTTGGTATAGACAGACTTGCCATCCCAACTGCTGCCGCTCCAGCTGTTCCCTGAAAGCGAAGTCTTCATGCCAAAGCAGTTATTAGCATTCTGTGCCAGCTCAGATTTACCGTAGCCGGACTCAAGAATGAACTGAGCCATTGACACGCAAGCAAGAATGCCAGTAGTTTTCTGGTTCGCAGTAAACAGCGGACCGATCTTTGCAACTGCTTCTGCTTCCGAGAGATTTTTCAGCGAAGAAGCCTGCATGCCAGATGAGGATGAACCGCCCAGTGCTGCAGTCACCTTTGCGGCCAGATCACCAAGACGGGCATACAGCCAGTTTCCAGGGCAGCTTTTGTTTGCAAACCAGCGGTGAACTGTCAAAACCATCTCGTCTGCGGCAGGTACATAATTGAGAGTTTTATTCTTATCTCCCAGCCACAGAAGTTTTTTCTTGCCGTTTCGTCGGCAGATATCGGTACAGAGCTTAATGAGTGAACTGTACACCGCACTGTTCATGGCATACGGCTCATTCATATCGCTGGCACATTCGATGGTGACCGCCCTCTGGTCATTGGCATTGCTGGACGAACACCAGCTGCGGTTCTTTTCCTCGACACAAAGCGACACACGGCCATCTGTACCGATACCGTAGTTGCAACTTGCCTGACGGCTCGTACTGGTAAAACAGCCGCAGATGCTTTCCGCAGAAAGCTGACCGACCACACAATGCGGCGTGATGCGGTCGATGCTGTGTGTCCTCTGACCGGAATGGTTCGGAGAGAGCTTGGTGTAAACAACGAGTGGACTATTGGTATATCCCATAATGATTTCCTCCATAAAAGAAAAGAGACCCGGATCACTCCGAGTCCCCTTTAGGTCTATTGGTTATTCTCTATTCCTGTCTGCTTCTTCCAATATCCTACAGACAAACTTCATGATTGACATCGGCTTTTCACCGCCTATCCCATTCACTTTCCATGCTACACTGGAAATTGTGGAAATGGCACTGAGGACACCGCTCTTCTTAACACCTTTCCTGTCTGCAACATACTGTAAGAGCTGACCTGGTTTCAGATCCGGCCGATGCCAATGCAGGACGATTGCATCTCTCAGATACTCACATCCCTTATAGTACAGCGTAATGCCATACGGTCTTAACACATCTTCTGCCATGAGCTTTTCATTCATTTCCAACACTCTCCTTTTCCCAAGTATACCTTTCGGCATCAGGAAATTGAAGTCCTAAAAATGTGTCGAATTGCGCCGTTTAAGGGATCAGCAGTTTCATGCCGACCCGGATAGCGTTGGAAGTCAGCCCATTCAGCACACGGATATCCGCACAGCGGCCGCCGCTCCCCAGTTCCCTTTCTGCGATCTTCCAGAGATTATCACCGGGAACCACAGTATAGATCTTGCTGGCTGTGAAGGCATAGGTATCCGCACTGTTAAGAACGTAGGCCAGACCACTCACCGCTTCCGGGCACTTTATTTTCAGCCAGCCCGCACAGAATTCCACGATTTCAATCAGTGTGTTCCTTTTGTAAACGGTCACGACTTCTGCGCCAGTGTCCGGCATCTCCCGGATATTCATGAGGGTCTTGAGTTTACCATAGGCAATGGTTGCCGGAAGCTCCTCTGCAGTCGGGAACTCGTTCTCATCCACTTCAGCCTCTGCTTCTTTCTCCGCTGGGGTATCTTCCACAGGGGCTGTGGTTTCCGGCTTTTCTTCCGGGATATCGTCCACGACTGCTTTCTCTTCACTCTCATCTGCACCAGTATCTGGTACAGCCTCTTCCGGATAGATCACGTTGCCGTCATTGTCGAACACACGGCTGCCGGGGTTTTCATCACACTTGGCTTTTGCATTCGCCAGCAGACGGTACGCTCCCAACTGGGATGCCTCATCTTCCCAGACTTCACGCACACGGTAATAGCCGTTTGTCAGCTTCGCGGGATACTCTTTCTTACTCATATTGCTTTCCTCCTACTAATGAAGGAGAGGCTCATCACCTCTCCCCGTTTTCCTTACTCTTTGTTCTGCTTATCGCTCTTTTCTTCCTTCAGCTGTGCCAGCATCTCCTTCAGCTTATCCGGCACCGGAAGGCCAATGACAGCTGCATTTTCAAGACAGCTCAGGCCCTCATTTGCCAAATAAAAAAATACCACTGCTGTACGGATGGCCGCTCCATTCTGAAGAATCTGCGTATCAATGATGTTGGCAATGCCAACCAGTACGAAGATGCACACCTTCTTGGCAATCCCCTTAAAGCCAACTTCAGAAGAAAGTTCATGCTTGATGGCTGCTGCCAGCACCCCGGTGAAGTAGTCGCAGACCACAAACACCACCAGTGCATAAAGGAAGCCATCAAATCCGCCGAAGAACCAGCCCAGGAAACCACCCAGACCTGCGAACATCCACTCAATCTTATCGATCACATTCTGCATAATCTTATCCTTTCCAGCCCCTTTGGGGCATAAAAAACAGGCGGTTTCTCTGCCGCCCTTACGAAAAAAATACTCCTTCTATAATGAACACCGTTTCACAGCAAATAACAGACACTTTGCGTGAAAATCAGTGGAAATTTATTTTCCGAATGCCTGGATTACAGATCCTACCACACATTCTCCGATTCTGGCGTAGCCTTCTGTACTGCAATGGAGCTGGTCGCCATTAAACGGATACGGCGAAGATCCCGTATATTTTTCCAGAACAATGCTGCCGTTCCGCTTCTGATAATAGGACTGTCCGTTCACATACCGCTGCGGCGTGCTTCCTACTACCTTACCGGATGCATCCAGCTGGTACTTGGCATACTGCTCATTCACAGCATTCTTCTGCGCGCCAAAGACGCTCCATGTCCTGCGGTTGATTCCACTCTCATGCCAGAGATCACAGACTGCCACATTATTTGCCTGCGCCACAGCCTTGATCGTATCCGACAGTTTTTCCATTGTCTGGCCTGTCCCGACCGGATACTCCTCATATCCATCTGCATCCACATACGGATACTTGCCTGCACAGTGCGGCGTCGCCACCAGCACATGACAGGTCAGGTTTCCGGCATCTTCCAGTTCTTCATAGATGCGATTCAAAAGATACTGGATTCGGCCACAGATGGTCTCCTTTTCCGGGTAGCAGTCTCCTACCGAACCGAGCACCGTTGCTCTTTCGTTGTAGGCCGGTAGGACAATGATCAGGCTGACACCTTCCACGTCAGCAGCCATCAGCGGCCGCATGACACCTTTCTTATCCGTTTCTGCATTGTACGTTCCATCCAGACCATTGTCACCGTCTGTCATCCGAAGGATTCCGATACCGCCCTTTGCATGGGTATCAACATTTATACCGAGCAATTCTTCCAGCTTCTTCTGCCATTTTCCAGCCGCCGTAATGCTGTCACCAATGACCAGCGCCTTCTTCCCTTTCCAGCTACCGGACAGTTCCGCATATCCGGCAGTAACAGCTTTCTCTGCGGTATCAGATGTCCCAGCATGATCTGCCTTTTTCGCTGTCTCCGCATTTTCAGCATAATCCGCTTTTGCTGCCACTTCCGCTTTTTCTGTAAGAATGGCGTGTGTCGCATTCTTCACAGCGGAGGCACGTTCCGTTATGCTGCTGTGACTGAGCGCCTCAATCTCCTCATTGGAAAGCCCGGTCACGTTCAGCACCCACATGGTCACAACAAAGGAAGTGTAATTGGAACCCGTCAGCTGCACCGCAAAATTCAGATTATCCTTTCCACCGGCATATTCGTAAACCAGATTCATTTGAAACGGAAGCGTTGCTTTATTCAGTGTTCCACACGGTACACGCTTTGCCCAGTTTGGAATGCCCGGTTCGATGATGCCAATGGAAACTTCTCCCAGCTGTGCGTCATCCGTTTCTACGGATTCCACCCTGCCAAAGACAAGATACTTCCCAGCAGCCAGACCACTCAGCCGTGCTCCGCCAAACACGCCCCAGTCTTCGCTGCGGGTCACAACAGTCTTTGCCCACGCATACGTTGTGTCCTTTTCCTGAAACTTGCTGGAAAAAGGAATCATTTCAGAAAAGGCAGGGCATCCATATGCTACATTCCCCAGCATTTCCCGTGTCTGATCTGAAATGCCGGTTCTGTCTGCATACGGAACGCTCATAACTTTTCCGGCAATGCCCCATGTGTCATAATACTGAAGGATGCTGTCTTCAACCGGACTGCTGCTGATCAGAGACAGAACTTTCTGCAATTCATCATCGCTCTGCCCGGTCACATCCAGCAGAACGCATCGGCTGTCGCACTCTACCACGGCCTCCTTCCTTGCAACGCACGGCGAAATGTCCAGCCGGTATGCATTCTCCAGAATCTCTCCGAAGAATACTACATAGATTTCACTTCCGTGGGCAACTCTTATCGCCTTCGTCACATGAGTATTCAGATTTACACCTTTGGAATCGTACTGGTAGCAGCTCACACCGGCACAGGAGCCGGAAATCTCCCGGATCTTGGAGATGAACAAATATTTTCGGAATTTGCCCATCAGCATATTGGTAAAGCGATGGTAGAACTGACCGTAATCCGTAGTCCCCATGATCCGGTAATCCAGAAATTCCCCCGCTTCACATTTAGCTCCCAGCAGAGCTGGCATCGCAGCCTTTGGGAACACCTCACCCAAATTACCATTGGAACCGGCAAGTGCCAGCTTTGCTCCGGTGATTCCATTCTCCACAGCCAGACTGTACTGCCCACGGATTGCTTCACCAGCGGAAGGATACACCGTTCCATCCTGTCCAACCCGGACATCGACCAGTTCTGCCGCATAATCTGCCTTGCTGTCCGTGGATGCCGTCACATTTGCATCCAGACGCTTGTTCATCTGTTCCACAGCTGTATTCATGGCATCTTCTGTTTTCTGCATGGCATTCTGTGCATCAGATACTTTGGTGCTCACCCTGCTCTCTGCTTCAGACAGTTCTTTGCTCATGGAGGCTTTCGTTTCCGAAAGGTCTGTGTGCATTCCTTCCACATCTTCTGCCACATCTGTTTCCAGACGGTGCATCTGGGCATTGAAATGACTGCACAGGCTTCAATAATCCGTATCGGTCAGCACTGTACCTGCCGGGACTGGCTTTCTGGAGATATAACCATCCCCACTTTCCGCATCCAGAACGATCGTCAGTTCCTCATATTCCTTTTTCTGATTCCATACGCCATCGTGTTTCGGAATGATCCGCTTACCCTTAAAAGTTCCCATAAAAAATCTCCTTCCTGCCGGTGTTTATCCGGCTGTCCTCATAACAATTTCGGATAGTCACCCGGTCAGGGAGGAGTTCTTTTCTTATGGCGGTCAGGTTTTACCCCCCCCCAGCCTGTCCGAAAACTCTGTTTTCAAGCATAAAACAAGCTCCTTTTCTCTCAATGTGCCATTGAAAACTGAATAAAACACACACTGTGAAGAAAA